TCTTAAAGAGTTGATTACAGATGAATTTGTTGTCTGAGATGGTCCATTCACAAAAAAAGATACTGTACCAACTTGATTGATAACATTTGTTCCTAAGTTGGTTGCTAAACCACCCCCAACTCTGTATTGAACAAAAAGGGTTGTATTTGGGGTTAGGGTAGAACCTAAAGAAAAATTATTTTGTAATGATTGTATATTAATTGGAATTCCCAAATTTGTAAATGCATTTAGTTGGTCTTGAGCGGATGTTGAACCTCCACCAAATGTTAGTTTGGAATAACCCTCAGGTGTAAACTCAGATATGAATCTTGTGTTTGTTTGAATGTATCTACCAACTTTTACACCAGGGTCATCGGATACTTTAGTTGGGTCTTCAATAAAAATTCTATCTTCAGCTAAAGCATCAACTTCATACCATCTATTGGCTAAACCTAAAAATTCTGCCGTGGTTGGAATGTTTGTATAGTTTGTACCGTTCTTGAGTAAAACACTTGTAATACCAAGCACGTTTTTATCAGGTAAAAACAACTCAAAAAATGGAATAACTTCACCTGGCCCAATTACTCTTTTGAAAACTTTAGTAAGTCCATTTACGACGGGTTCTCTTTTGGTAATTGTGTAGTTAATTAAATTACCGTTTGCATCAAAGTTTGGAATTTTTAATCTGTTTGGAAATCCCGAACTGTTGTATGGATTTGCAAAGTCTATATCTTGAGAAGTTTCAAAAACGATACCCGCTCCAAAAACTTGTGAACCTCTTGTAAGTGTTCCCAAATATCTTTCGTCCTCTTTGTCACCAAAAGCCGGTACTGTTATTGAAAAATCTACAACAGATACTGAAGGTCTCTGACCCGGAATTTTTAGTCCGTACGTCTTGGCAATATTGTAAATTGATGAACGTTGTTGAGCGTATTGTAGTACAGTTTCTTGAATACTTCTATCAATATGATAATGAAGGTTATCAGCAACCGCAGCGTTCAAGTCCAAAAACACAGAGAATACCGAAGCATCATTGAAGTCTTGAATTAACTCAGGATAATAACTTTTAACGTAATTTTGTAGTTCTATCCTGATGCTCTCATAGTCTCTCGACGTGTAGGATATTGTTCTGTTTGCCATATAATCTTAAATATTGATGATGACGAAATCGCTTTGTGCGAACGCCGAATTATCTACACTATAATCTATTATAACTTTTGCGGTATACTCAGAAGTTCCTTTACCAGGTACTCTATATACTTGGTCCTTGCCTGTGCCTACTAACTGTTTACCTTTCGCATATTCAACCTCAACACTTGGGTCGGCTGGTTCTATAGCGATTCTGTTAATCAATAAATTTGGCATAAATTTTTCAACAGAATCTCTTATGTCGGCTTCGATTGCATTTTCTGTAAGACCATCATAGGGTTCGAAAATAAATTCATACAATCTTGTTCCGAAGTCAGGTAAATAATATCTTGAGCCTCGTCTTGTAAGTATCAAATGCAATAAATCAGAACGAATTTGAGCAGCCGCAGTTTCAGTTAATAAAAGGTAGTCTCCCTTATTAGAATCCTCAAATGGAAAATTTAAACCATACGTAGTGCCGTCTGCCATACTCTATAAATATAGAAATATTATTTTTTAATTGTAGAGGACCCTTTAAGGTGTGTTGGAGTAAAAGGACAATGTTTACATCCATTACCACAACAATGACCCCTTAATTTATGATATTCTTCAGTAAAGACTACTTTACCATTATAAAAATAAAAAAGGAGGGGTTGGACCCCTCCTTTGTTATTATTGGACTCATTCATTCTTATACTGTAGTAATTTCACAAGCTCCGCCAGCACCAGCCAACTCACCTGACAAATCAGTTTCATCTGAAACTTCTACAATTTTTGAAAGGTCAACATTTTTCAAAGTTGCCAACATTGATTCGTAGTCTTCTTTTGAACAATCTTCGAATGGTGCCTGTTTGTATGTGTGACCAGCGTAGGGTAAAACTGAAAGACCATTGTAATAATCTTTGTTTTCCCACATCCAATTACCAACAGCCGACCACTCGTGGTCTCTAACCGAAATAGTTGCAGACACGTTGTGTGTATTACTACCAGTTCTGTGTCCAAATTTAACCCACTCGTTATGAACTTTTTTAACTCTTTCAAGAAGTTGGATTGGTGACTCAGTTCTTAAGATTGAACCTTCAGGTGATTTTTGAGGAATAGAAATTACCGCGGTGTCGTGTGGACGAAAATATTCATCTTCAATCAATTCAGGATGATTCTGAACCAAATGTTTATACATTGATTCATTCTTACCAACACGAATTCTTCTGATGTAATAATCGTTGTGCCAAGCGTGGATTCCTGATGAAGTTCCCAAGGTTAAAGATGTTGTTCCTGCGGGTTTTACAGTTGTTGTTCTCGCCGCTTTGTTAATACCAATGATAGATGCAACTCTTTCATTTTCTTCTTTTACCACTTTAGCACCTGCCTTCATATTCATCCCTAATACAGCACCTGAACCAATTCCTGTCATTGAAACTCCGATAAGAGCATCTTTTTCAGTAGTTCTTTGCCAAATAGGACGTAGGTAATGAAAGTTACTATAACCAGCTTGAAGTGTACCAATAAACGAAGCTGCTTTTACACGAGACTCAAAATCTTCTTGTGACTCAAGATTTGAAACATTAACTTCTGTTAAGTTACAGAATTGAAATGGTCTTAACGCAATTTCACAACAAGGGTTTGTTCCCCAATCCTTATCATTAGACAAGTAGATACCAGGTTCACCAGCACCACTTGCTTCGATTCTTGCCCACAAATCCATAAAATATTCTTTAGTAATTTTGTGACGGAGTAAGTTTGCTGAGTTGTTAGCTCTTCCTCTTTGTGGATTTTTTTCCCACCAAGAACCACTCTTACAAGAAATCATTTCGTCATCTGATGCTGAAAATAAACAAATAAGCGCCGCTCTACGAATACCACCAGCCAATACCGCATCTGCAATATGACAAACAATATCGTGTACTTCAATTGGACGAAGTTTGTCACCATCTGTTTTACCGTCAAGAATACCTTCAACTTTAATCAAACATTCTTTCAGGGGTTGGGGACCTGGCGCCTTACCACCTGAAGTTACTAATCTTGCACCTTTTGGACGAATATCACTAAAATCAAATTCAATGTGTGAACCACCAAAGAAATATGATTTCATCAATAGTTTTACAGCATCTGCCCAACCTTCGATAGAGTCAGCGATAAGATATCTTCTTCCTCTTTCTTTATTAGGTTTATGAATTTCGGGTAAAAGTTCTGTGTGATGTTTTTGTACAGAGTACCCTACTCCTGTTCCACCTAAAAGCAGGAACATAATTTCTGAGAATACTCTCCAATCGTCCACGGGTGCGTATGCACAGTTGTAAATTCTGTTAGGAGAAATTTCAATAGGTTTACCCGCAAACTGCATACTTCTCATCGAAGGAAGAATTTGTTTTTTGTAAACGTACTTATAGTTCTCTCTGATTTCGTTTTCAAGTTGTGGATACTTTTTAATATGCATATCCATATTTCTTGTAACAAGTTCTTGCCAAGTTTCTCTACGGTTTAATTCAGGTATGTATTTAGCATACTTCATATAGACCGTAATGTCTGATAAAATTTCTGTTGAAATGTCCATTTTTATAATTTGTTGTTGTTTTAATTTATTTGAAAAAATCTTTTATTTTTGATTATAAATATATGTTTATTGCTGTGGCGACATAATTTTCACCACAAAAATAAGAGTTTTTTTCTAAAAGTAAAAGATATTTATATTGTTAATTCTGCGGATTTTGTTGTTGCTCCCTTTGTCTACGTTTTTCCAACAATTCTTTAACTCTATCCTTACGTTGTTCTTCTTTTTGTTCTTCAAATCCTAAGAAGGTTGTTGAGCTTTCAGTATCGATTTCGAGTAATTCATTGTCAAATTTACAGTTTTCAAACACAATCCCGTCAGAACCTATACGTGATTTTGTTATTGCAATTGTGGCAAGTTTCATTTCTTTTTGTTGTAATGTTTTCGCAACTGAAATGATTACGTGACCTACTTGAGCTTTTTTAATCGAACCTCCCATTTGGTCGGTTGTAACAACTTCTGAGGAAATTGAGGAGCGATTACCTTGTGTTGCGGTCCACCCAACAAGCCCTAATTCGTGACACATTGCCTCAAAGTGCCTCATTACAGAACCTTCAGCTTTCCACTCATCAGTTTTACTGGATTCTGGCATAACACAATCGATATAATCCAAAACTATTATATCCAATTTATTTCCATCAGCAATCATTTTTCTTACCTGATTTTTGATTTGATTCATAGTCATAGTGTCAGATGGTAATTTTTTAAGAACCAATTTGTTTGGCATTTGATTTCTTATTTCATCAACTTTTGCAATAACTTCTTCTTTTTGTAATGCCAATTTGTCAGGTTCAATTCCTGTCCAAATGGTAAAATGTTTTCTTTGAATAATTTTGGGGTTATCCTCAAAAAATATTTGTAAAACATTATATCCCATATTGAACGCAGTGTTAGCAATCTTAGTAAGTACTGTTGTTTTACCAACTCCCGTTGGTGCTAAAATTACACCAATTTCTCCTTTAGCTAAACCACCTTTTAGTAACCTATCGATGCCAGGGATACCCATAGGAATTGGATGTCTGAAATCGTCGTTTAAAACGTCGTCAAGACCTGAAAAAATATCTGTGATACCTGTGTCCCTTTCACCCACTTGTAAAGCCTCTCTAACCAATCCTTCAACTTTGTCATATGATTCGAAGTCACCTTGATTGATTATTTTTTGGGCTTTATCCATAACCTTTTGAAGTTCTTGTTGTTTACAAAACTTCATAGCTTTTTCTTGTACAAAAGCAGTTCCTTCAAATGGTGCATCCTGTACTTTTTTAAACATATCCAAAACAATTTTCAAAACCATCTCGGTTGAAATTTCTGTTTTTGCAATTTGTTCAAGAGTTTCGAATGATGGGGTAGATTGATACTTCGTGTAGTACTCTTTTACCATTTGTGTGATTAGTTGAAAATACTTGTTGTCGAAGTAATTTGGCTCTATAACATCAATGATTGATTGAGCGAATTCTTTGTCTACGATAAGTTGGTTAAGTAATTGTATTTGGAAAGTGTTACCGAGATATTCAAAATTCTTATTCATAAAAAGAGCCGTAGATATTGATAAATATTACTTACTTAGGTCATAACCCAAGTAATCGTATGTTAAATTTTCAGTTGAAAAAACTTCTGTCAAACTACGAAGTAGTTCTTTCAAGTGTGGACGTACATCAACTGTGTAACGAATTTTTGGGGGATATAATTTACCGTCAAATATTCTATGACACAATGTGTCTTCACCCACTCTAACAAATAAATTGAAGTTTTCGGGTGACTCAGTGTTGGATGTATTCAAAACTTCTGGGTCATCAATAATAGCATCTTGATTATCCATCATATAGGTTACAGTTTTCATTTTGAGGTCGTAATCCAATACATCTTGAATTTGTTTAAAATACTCTCGTAGTTCGTTTGAACGGTGAGCCTTCGGGTTGTAACTACGTACGTTAAAAAATCTTTGGACAACAATGTTATCATTGAGTGTCAACAAAAATTCCATTTTTACTACTTGTTCTTCTTTCATAAAATTAATTTAGTTGGTTTTTGTGTTTTCTTTTTTCTTTTCTAGTGAGTTTCATAAATGGTCTGATAAAATCAACAAAGGATTCATCGTTTTTGGGTAAGTACTTAAAGAACCCATCTTCGGTCATCATTTGTATGAAGTTTTTGGAAGCTCTACCCTCAGGGTCTAAACTTTCCGTGTAATAAAGTCCTACTAATTTTTTTGCATCTTCAGTTAATAATGGATTTTTCAAGTCAACAATTTTTTGATTTATCTCCAATAGGTTGTAGTTTTTGTTTTCATTTTTACTTACAGAATTTTTGATATTTTTCAAGACTTTGTTGTTTGGAAATTGTTCTAATAGTTTTTCTGTCTTGGTTAAAATATCAGTTACAGATACCGGCATTTCAAGTACCTCAGGAAAAAACTTTAAAAATGTTTTTTCACCTAATGATTTAATACCAAAAATATTGTCTGACTTATCACCCAAGAAAACTTTTGAGACAAATACATTTTGATGTGGAAT